ACCCACAAAGAATTCACTATTGAAGTGAGTAAAGACCTTACCCTTAAAGAATTTGTTTCTACACTGTGCCATGAAATGGTTCATGTGAAGCAATATTATCGTAAAGAGATGGATGGTGTTACCAACCGTTGGAAAAAGGGTGTGGTCAAAAAGGATACTGGATATTATGATTTGCCTTGGGAAAAAGAGGCATATCGTTTGCAAGACAAACTTACTCAAGAAGTTTGGGATGCAGATATCTTGTAAAAAAAGTATTGACAACTATTGTCAATTCGTGTAAATTAGCTATGTAGAGTTAAGAGAAAGGAAATATATTATGAAACAAGTTGCTGTAATTCACACTGCGTTTGAAGAGACTCCACGAACAGTTGCGTTTGTGAACGTTCCCGATGACATGCCAGTGATGACTGCATTGGAATATGCATACAAACGAACTAACAACATTGAAGGTTCATGGAGTAAGGGTGAGACTTTTGAGTGGGAAGGTGAGACATTTGTTAATCCAGACTATTCTTCTGATGTAACCGTAATGGCACCACTTCCTGTATCAGATGGTAAGGAATATGGTTTGCGTTCTACTTCAGTGGGTGACCAAATGTTGATTGGAACAGTTAAGTATAAAGTTGCTCCAATGGGATTCAAACCTATTTAACTAGAAAGAAAGGTATATTATGAGTCATGCGGTAAACGATATCGTTAAGGAAAACATCATGGACGAAGTTATGTCCATGACTGTTGAGGAATTCCAGAATGCTATTGACAAACACAAACTTTCTGGACAAACGATTGTTGATGAAATTATTGACAATCTAATTCAATCAATGTTTGAAGAAAGAGGTATATAATGGGACAAGTGAAATCTATGCTAATGGATGTTGAGAACTTTGTTTATGACTTCTATGATAATGATGGTCAGTTGACAGAGAGTTCTCCAGTAATTATTGCCAAGGCAAAAGAGAAGTTTGGTATCTCTTTCGGTGAGTATGCCGAAGAGGTTTTAAACGGTGCTGATGGTGAATACGATATGCGTCAAGCAGAGGCAGAGTATCGTGCAGAAGTAAATACAATCAATGATGGGATTCCATTTTAATGCTTAAGGAACTGATAATATCACTGCATCTTGCAACAAGTCCTTATCTACCAGTAGATACATTGGACTTGAATGCTGGACAAAGGGAAGAATTCTTGGCAATGGAGACTATGTGTTTGGCACAAAATGTCTATCATGAATCAAGAAATCAAGGGACAGCAGGGCAACTTGCTGTTGTTTCAGTAACATTGAATCGTGTGGCAGATGAACGGTTTCCAGACACAATCTGTGGAGTTGTTTATGAAGGGCCTGCTCGTCCCTCATGGAAGGGAACTGGTGAAATGATTCCAGTTCGTAATCAGTGTCAGTTTAGTTGGTATTGTGATGGTAAATCTGATGAACCAAAAGATTTAATTACATTTCAAAAGATTTATGACTTGATGTATGATATTGTTTATGGTAGTATTACTGTATACGATATCACTGATGGTGCAACACACTATCATGCAGATTATGTAAGACCAGCATGGGCTGCAACAAAAACAAAGACCATAGAAATAGAAGACCATATCTTCTATAGATGGGAGAAACGATGAATGTATTTTACTTAGACAGAGACCCTGTTACTGCTGCAAAGATGCACTGTGACAAACATGTTGTCAAAATGATTATTGAGTATGCACAACTCATGTCCACTGCACATCGTGTATTGGATGGTGAGATGTATTATGGACTCACTAAGAATGGACGTAAAATCAAACGATGGAAACTGAATAGTAATATGGAAGACATACTATATAAAGCATCCCATATCAATCATCCATCAGCGATTTGGGCAAGACAAAGTAACAACAACTACAACTGGTTATATTGTTTGTTTACTGCACTGTGTGATGAATATACTCATCGTTATGGTAAGGTGCATGAGACTGATAGGAAATTGAGAGATGTTCTCGTAACACCTCCAATGAATATTGAGGTAGGATATAAAACTCAACCCCCACAGGCAATGCCTGATGACGTAAAGGTTGATGGAGATTCTCTACAGGCATATAAAAATTATTACAATAAATATAAAGTAGAGTTTGCAAGATGGACGAATAGAAATATTCCGAATTGGATGGAGACTTCATATGTTACATAAAATAAGTGACTTTTGTGACAAGATAGATAGTATTAAGAAGATGTCAGATATGCTCAGAGAAATGAAATATGGCATTAATAAATCAACAACCGCAGAAATTGATAATATGATTGCTGCAATACAACATGATTGTCTTATGGTTTCCAAAGACAAGAGTAAATACACAAAAAAGGAAGATAATGCCTAATTACACATTTGAAGACACCAATACAGGTGACGTTCATGAAATAACAATGCGAATTGCAGAAAGAGATGAATTCGTAAAAGACAATCCACATATGAAACAACTTATTACTGGTGCCCCAATGGTGGTCAGTGGAATTGGTTCTGGTGGAGTAAAGCCTGGTGGTGGACTAGATGAAGTCTTTGCAAAGGCATCTGAGGCACACCCAGATAGTCCCCTTGCACAAAGGTATGGTAATAAATCAATTAAAGAAATTAAAACACAAGAAGTAATTAATAAACACAGAAAAAAATGGAAAAGTGAATAATGGCAAAAGCAAAAGATATTAGAATTGACAATATGGTATCAGTGAAACCAATCACTGAAAACCAGAAGAGAGCATTTGATGCCTATAAAAAAGGAAAGAACCTTTTCCTTTATGGTGCAGCAGGAACAGGTAAAACATTTATTTCTCTGTATCTTGCAATGCAAGAAGTGTTGGATAACCGAACACCATATGATACTGTCTATCTAGTTCGTAGTGCAGTTCCAACTCGTGAGATTGGGTTCTTGCCTGGCGATGAAGAGGACAAGACAGCATTGTTCCAAGTTCCATATCAGAACATGGTTAAGTTTATGTTTGAACAACCAAACGAAATTGCATTCGCAAATCTGTATGACCGTCTAAAGAACCAAGGTAGTTTGTTCTTTTTGACTACATCTTTCTTGCGTGGTATCACACTAGACAATGCAATCATTATTGTAGATGAATGTCAAAACTTGAACTTCCATGAACTTGATTCGATAACAACTCGTGTTGGACAAGATTCTAAAATCATATTCTGTGGTGATGTGATGCAAACCGATTTACAAAAACAATACGAAAAGGAAGGTATCGTAACCTTCATGAAAATCCTAGAATCAATGAATGAGTTTGAGAATATTGAATTCAACATTGGTGATATTGTTCGTTCTGGTTTTGTAAAGAACTATCTAATTAACAAAATCAAAATGGGAGTCGGTTAATGGCAAAATATGCTCCACAGGTTTCTGTTCATGAGAGAATTCCAAAGAGAACCTCTATTGGACGTGGGAGACCTAAGATGAGTAGTATGAACAAATCATCAAAACGTTCATATAAAAAATATCGTGGTCAAGGTTAAAATCTATTGACATAACGTTATAAACTAGTTATAATACAACATGAAAATATCAAAAGGTGAAAACTATGTTTAATCATATCGGGGTAGATATCCCAGAAGTAAAGACCAAGAACGTTAATCGTAAGCGTTTCTATTTAACACCAGACGGTGGAATCTTTCCATCCATTACTACAGTTCTTTCTGTTCGTAAGAAAGAAGGACTTGCAGAATGGCGTAAACGTGTAGGTGAGGATGTTGCAAATTACATTGCTCGCACTGCTGCACACCGTGGAACTAAGGTTCACAAAATGGTGGAAGACTTTTTGAACAATCATGAAGTGGAAAAGGATAACCGTGAGTTTCTTCCATTCTGTTTGTTTCAACAACTAAAACCTATCCTTACAGAAAAAGTAAATAACATCTACGCACAAGAATGTGGGTTATGGAGTGATAAATATAAGGTAGCAGGTCGTGTAGACTGTATCGCAGAATATGATGGAGTTCCCTCTATCATTGACTTTAAAACATCTCGTTCATCACGAAATGACGATTACAATCTGGACTACTACATTCAGGCATCTGCTTATGCAGAAATGTTTGAAGAACGAACTGGAACTCCAATCGAACAGATTGTCATTCTTTGTGTAACAGAAGATGGGGAGGTTCAAGAGTTCGTTAAAAAGAAACACGAATATCTTCCTCTTCTCGTAGAGACGGTGGAGCAATTCGTCTCTGAATGGGAAAGAGAAAATGACGAACAAATTGGGGCTACTACTACTAATTCTGATGCTGGGTTTGCCTCTAGCAGTTAATGCTCAAGAACCAGAGTTAGCTATAACTGGAAACTTTCCATGTAAATCTTTTGAAGAGTTGAGAAACGAATTAAGAGAAAAACATGATGAGATTCCAATTGCTTCTGGTATAGGAGTTTCTAGACTTCTTAATTTAGAAACTCGACAATTGGATTTCGCAAGACATGGAATGTATATTTTTGTGAATCCAGAAAGTTATGCATACAGTTTAATATTCACTCTATTCATTGGTGGTGATGAAATTGGATGCATAGTATCAAGTGGTGGAAATTTCGGCCCAGTGATACAAGATAAAGCTATTTAACTCTTGACTTTAGAAGGTCAAAGTGGTATAAATAAAATACAGTTTGTTGATACAATTCAACACTTAGGCAGGACGTGGGTGCGATACCCACCGCCTCCACCATAACTACTCTTAGATGAGATAGTGAATCACTGCTTGAGAGTAGTTATGATGGGGGCGAAATAGGTTCGACTGTTGAGGATAGATGCGAGTAGAACTGTCGGATGGTTTCGTAATCGACCAAAACTTGTAACTGCAAACGATAATACTTTTGCACTTGCCGCCTAGTCTAACTAGGTAACGGAGTTTCGATAGGTTCCTTGGCAACAGAATAACCTATCATTCGTTCATCCTTTTAGGACGGAAGTAGCACAATGCGAAGGAACGCACTTTAACTTTAATTAGGAGAAGTGTTATGACTTTATACCAAACATGGTGTTATAGGAAGGCACTAGAAGAGTGGAAGAAACAAAAGATTCTGGATATTTTATTCAGAAGTAGATTTGAAGGGTAGTGCCTTAATACACTCGTGTGAATCAACGGTTAGTTCACAACACACAGACATAACACACACAAAGGAGAAAAATATGTCAAACCCATATCAAATTAGAACAGATGTTCTTGCAATGGCAAAAGAAATGTTAGACCGTCAATATGACACTAACATGGCACTTGCCCACCAAGCAATGGATTTATACAAAGACAATGCTGAACAAGCATTGGATGCATGGAAAAAATATGTTCCAAAAATGTATACTCCAGAAGAACTAAAAGAACAGGCAGAAAAACTTTATTCTTTCGTAACTACAAAAGAGTAAAGTGGATGCAACACTCGTTTATTTGAGTGCTCTGCTTAATAACCGTGAGGGGAGTGCCGGTTGCTCCCCTCACACATTGAAAGGATTATGATGGACTTAGAAGAGTTAGCAGTGATGACACCGAAAAAATTTGCAGTGATTATTGAAGAGATAGTGAAGGACGGCAAAGGCGGAGTCAACTATATGGAAGCAATTCTTGAGTATTGTGAACGTCACGAAATGGAGCCTGATTCTATTGCTCCACTTATCTCAAAACCCCTAAAAGAAAAGATTGAAGCAGATGCAAGAGAGTTAAATTTCTTGCCTAGAGTAGCAACCCTACCAATTTGAGGTGAATGATGGAAGCATTTGATGCTTATCAAATGTATCTTGGACTAAAGTTACACTTTACGTCTGATTATGATTATACAAGATATGGTGGCAAGACAAGTGCCTCTAAGTCTTCTTTTATCAAACGTAAAGACCGAAACTTCTTTGCTCGTGTTGCAAGGAAGTATGGTGAGTCTACAGAAGATTACTTTATCAGTAACTTTGTGTCTACCCCCAAAGGTTGGTTAGGTGAGTTTAATGAAACCAATTACAACAACTGGTTAAAAAGGAAACAGTCTCTAACCTACAACTTCATTCAAGACATGTCTTTAATTTTTTCACAAGTTGAAGATTTTAATTCAATTTTCTCTTGCAAAAAAGGACAACATCCTGTATTATTAAGAAACTACCTCGCAAAACGAATTAACCTAGAGACTATGGTTATTCTGCAAGGATTAGTTGGGTATGTTAAGCAATTCGATAAGGAACTTAAAGATGATTTAGTATGGCCTGACAATAGACGATTAGTCGTCAAATACGGTGCATTTCTTAGTTACGACAAAGAGAAATGCAAGGTGCAACTTCTCAAACTTATTAAGGAGACATTCTGATGGAGTCGGTAGACCAGAATGACCTAGTTCGTGAAAGAGATTTTTATCGTGCAAAAAACGAAGAGTTGATTGCTCGTGTTAAGTCTCTAGAGTTTGATAATGCAGAGTTGGTCAAACGTGACCAAGACCTCTCTAAACGCATTAGTGAACTTGCGAACAAGGGTGCGAACTTTCGCCCACGTTCTCGTAGGCAATAAAATACATCACCTAAGCAAGTGTTAAAACTGCTTACTTGAGGTTAATATGAAATATAAACAAACAGGTGAAAATAGTTGGATTGTTGAAGTTCAACAAGACGGCAAAACAAAAGAACTATATATTGAATTCCCCCCAGATTGTATCAATCAAGTTGGATGGGATGTAGGTGATACTGTTTTATGGGAAGAGTTACCAAACGGTAATTGGAGTTTGAAAAAGAAAGAAGATAATGGAAACAAATAAGGAAGTAAAACAAATGCTAACAACTGCAAGGTTGATTAGTTACAGTCAAACTGATAAAGATTCTTTAGTAGTCGGTGAAGATATCCAAGAACTGATTGCATATTGTGCTCGTGTATCAAATCCTGCTAATCAAGCAAACCATGAAACTTCTGAGAAACTTATCAAGTATCTAGTCAAACACAAACACTGGAGTCCATTAGAAATGGTCAGTGCTTGTATCGAAATCGAAACAACTCGTGATATTGCACACCAGATTGTGCGTCATCGTTCTTTCTCTTTCCAAGAGTTTAGTCAACGATATGCAGAACCCTCTGCAATGGGTAATGAATTTACAACTAGAGAATGTCGTTTACAAGATCCAAAGAATCGTCAAAACTCAATTGAGATTGAAAATGACCCATCCATTCAACAACGACAAGACATTCAAGACTTGATTGCTGAATGGGGGCGTAGACAGCATGGCGTTATTAATCAAGCAAAGGCCTGTTATGAATGGGCGATTGCAAATGGTATTGCGAAAGAACAAGCTCGTGCGGTGTTGCCAGAAGGATTAACTAAGACACGACTGTATATGAATGGTACTCTACGTTCATGGGTTCACTATATCGAACTACGAAGTGAAAACGGTACACAAAAGGAACACATGGAAGTGGCGAATTCGTGTGCAAAAGAGATTGCAAAGATTTTTCCATTAATGAGAAATTTAAATGTATCTAAATGATGAAGATATTCTGTGGGATGAACCACTAATTGCATATGTCGAAAATTTTATGACGCCAAGAGATTGTCATAGAATTATCGACTATGCAGAACCACTGTTGGAAAGATCAATGGTTGCTGAAAAGAGTGGCGATGTTCTTGATGGGGGCAGAACAAGTTCTGAAGTATTCATCCCATTTGGAAAATGTGAATCAAATGATTACCACAGAGGTGTGGTATCAGAATTCTTTGGAGTTGGTGAATTTACATTTGAAGATAGTATCGTAATTAACTACAAAGAAGGACAAGAGTACCGTCCACATTATGATGGTATGGGTGCAAGAACTAAGAATAGAAGAGCCACTGCGATATGTTATTTGAATGACGTTGCTGAAGGGGGTGAAACCATATTTCCCAAATTGAATATCTCAGTTAAACCCAAAATGGGTTCTCTTCTATACTTTCAATATGACTTTGGAAAAGAGATTGACAGTTACACACTACATGGTGGTTCGCCTGTCATTGGTAATAATGAAAAGTGGATTTTGACAATATGGATGCAACACGCACACAAGCAGTCTTTGCACTAGGTAACGGTGAATCAAGACAATCTGTTGACCTGAAGGCCCTGAAAAAACGTGGCAAGATTTATGGTTGTAATGCATTGTATCGTGACTTTACACCAGATGCGCTTATTGTTGTTGACGGTGGTATGATGCATGAAGTGTACACTTCTGGTTATGCACAAAGAAACAAGAGTTACTTTCGTTCATGGACAAGACTGCCTGGCGATATGTACAACATGATTGTGCAAGGAACTCAGTTTGACAGAGATGGATTCACAATCTCTAATCCAAGAGATGATAGAACTTCATTTGTCCTCAATGGTACTGATCCAAATCAAATGAAACAGTTATACGACCACCATGTAGATGCTGGTTCTGATCAGAAAACAATTGACCAATTGTTATCAAAGCATCATAGATGGATTACATGGTGTGAAGAAGAAGGAAGGGATAAAGTCTATATAATCCCAGAAGAATACGGTGGTTGGAGTGCAGGCCCAATCGCAGTAAGAATGGCTCTAGAAAATGAGAACCCAACAGATGTATTTCTGATAGGGTTTGATCTAGGAAGTTCTACAGGACAAGTCAATAATGTGTATAAGGATACAGATAATTACTTAACAAGTGATTCTGCCGTAACCCCATCCACAAATTGGATTGTCCAACACAAACAAAACTTTACTGATTATCCAGACGTAAGGTTTTGGAAAGTGAACCCTGCCCCACTTGGAACGGACGATACTTGTCAGTTCGTTGAAGAGT